TAACATGGTCGTTTACCACCAACAGCGCGACACGCCCGACCGAGTGGCACACCGCGCTATACACTGTTGCGCCTGACGATACTGGCGGCGGCACAGAGGTATCTGGCGGGGGTTACGCGCGTCAGGCCACGGCGTTCACCGTGTCAGGCAACACGGCCACAAATAGCGCCGCTGAAGAGTGGCCTGTTGCCACGGCGGGATATGGCACCGTTGTTGCTGTCGGCATATTTGACGCGTCATCTGGCGGCAATCTGCTGGCCTACGCCAACCTGACCGCCAACAAGACGATTGACACGGGCGACGTGTTCCGCATTCCTGCGGGCGATCTCGACATCACGCTAGACTAATGACGTATCGCAGCGGCTACGGGCGAAGCACCTACGGCAGCTACGGCTTAGACGGCGCTATTATTGGCGCCGCCTCCATTGTTGCCGTCACGTCTGCCACCGCCGCTGCGTCTGTGCGCGTTCGCGGCGCGGCGTCGATTATCGAGACGGTTACGACCACCGCGTCTGCTGCTGATCGCGTTCGAGAGGGCAGCGCCACCATTGCCGTCGCCGCGTCCGTTGCCGCGTCTGCCACGCGCGTTAGGGAGGCGTCTGCCACGATTGCAGCGTCTGCCAGCGTTACGGCTGCCGCTGAGCGCGTGCATATTGGCTCCGCGTCCATATCCGCTGCTGCATCTGTTGCTGCTTCTGCTGAGAGGGTTCGTGATGGCGCTGCTGCGATTGCTGTGCAGGCGTCCACAACGGCAAGCGCCGTTGCGATATTCGAGGACAGCGCCACCGCTGCCTGCGTAGCAACTGTCAGCGCCACATGCAACCGCGTGCAGAATGACAGCGCGACCATCGTGTGCGCGGCGTCTGTGGTCGCAAATGGTCGCAAGAAGTGGGAGCCTGAACCTGACACGCCTGAGACGTGGACGCCTGTTGCGGAAAACAGCAAAACGTGGCAAGATGCAGGCAGCACGCCAGAAAGCTGGTCGGCTGTATCCCCCACATCGACGGATTGGACACCGGCATCAGCTTCAAGCGAAACTTGGGCCGATGCGGCATAGGAGAATGACATGGCAGATACGACAACAACGGCATATGGCTTAACGAAGCCAGAGGTAGGCGCGTCAGAGGATACGTGGGGAACGAAGATCAACACAGACTTCGACAGCCTCGACACGATCATCAACGCGATCGGCGGTAAGACCGCTGCCGGAACACTGTCGTATGCAGATAGCGCGAAGCTGGTTACAACGTCGGGCGGGGTGACAGTCACCGGTTTAACGACAACGACTGACCTAACAGCCACAGGCACGACAACCTTAGCTGGCGCTAGTACATCCGCAGATATTACGTTTGGCGACAGCGACAAAGCCATCTTCGGCGCTGGGTCTGACCTACAGATTTACCATGATGGGTCGGATAGTATTATTTACGATGGCGGCACAGGTAATTTAAAGCTGTTAGGCACAAATGTTGTCATAAACAACTCTGGCAATACTGCGAATATCGCAACTTTCAATGATGGTTCTGATGTAAGACTATTTTACAATGGCTCACTAAAACTCGCCACCACCAGCACAGGTGTAGACATCACTGGGACTTTGACCAGCGATGGGCTGACTGTGGAAACAGCTTCTGGTGCGACTGTAACTATTAAGGACACTGGTAGAAATGGTTTGCAATTATCACAAACAGGTGGCGGCAGCGGTCTCATAAATCTTGCAGATTCTAATGAAGATTTAATAGTGCAAATAAACAACACTACTGCGATGGAAATAAGTAGGGACGGCGACATCAGCTTCTACGAGGACACAGGCACCACTGCAAAGTTCTTCTGGGATGCGAGTGCGGAGAGCTTGGGGATTGGGACTTCGCCTTCAATGGCTCTTGATGTAGCTGGTGCTTGTAGCACAGGAGGTCAAACTGGCGCTTATGTATTGCAAACTTTGTATGATACAACTGCTTTTGCGCTTGGAGTTGGTGGAGGTATTGGATTTGCAGGAAATGCGGGGCCAAGCACCTCAGATGTAACTTTTGCCACAATAAACGGTATAAAAGAAAACAGCACTACTGGAAACTATTCTGGTGCGCTTACGTTCAAAACAAGAGTATCTGGTGCTGCGTTAACAGAAGCCATGCGCATTGACAGCAGCGGTAATGTTGGGATTGGGACGAGTTCAATTGTTTCTTATCCTAAAGTAACAATCTATGATGCTTCCACCAAAAACGCAGGGTTCGTGTTACAAAACACAACAACGGGTCAAACTAGCAACGATGGCCTTTTTGTTGGGTTGGGCGTTGGTGGCTCTGGCGACGCTACCACTGCATATTTATATCATCGTGAAAGTGGCCCTCTTGTGTTTGCTACCGATAACTCAGAAGCCATGCGCATCGACAGCAGCGGTAACTTGCTGGTGGGTCACACATCAGCAGATGTAGATACACTTGTTGATAACAATACTGTTGGTATCACTCTTAAAGCTAATGGAGAAATACTAGCTGCTTCCACGGTTACGGTTGCTACACTTGAACGTGAGAACTCGGACGGTGACATAATTGAATTCCGCAAAGACGGCGCACCTGTGGGGGTCATTGGGACTGCTGGTGGTCGTGTTTACTTTGCAGATGATGCTACTAACGGTATTACATTTAGTAACTCATCTGCGATTATGTGGCCCTCAAACTCATCTGGCGGTGTAGTAGATAATACTATGGATATAGGCGACGATGACTTCCGCTTCAAAGACCTCTATCTGTCTGGCGGTGTATACCTTGGCGGCACTGGGTCGGCTAATAAGCTGGATGACTATGAGGAGGGGACGTTTACTCCTGTTTTAGGTCAAGGATTTACCATCTCGGGAATAAACCGTGCTGTTTATGTTAAAATAGGCAGTACAGTTCACCTACAAATAGACGCCGAATTTACAGGAACAGGCACAAGTTCTGAGTTACAGCTTTCAGGTTTACCGTTTACAAATGTATCAGATGGATGGGCTACTGGAACAGGGTATTTCCAATATATCAACAGTGATTATTACATGCACGCAACGCCGCTGGTAAAAGCTAGTGGGACTATTTTAGCGTGGCAGATTAACGTAAACACCTCTTCTTCAGGAACAATGCCTGCGAACCATGTAGATGCTGGCTATTTTCAAGTTTCAGTCACATATCACATCTAACACCCCTGTTGGATCACAGGGTAGTCAGTCCAAGCATAGGAGATAAACGATGGCACTAACAGAAGAAACAGTAGAAGACAAAATAGAGATCGTAGGCGACTTCAAGCATGTGCAAGTACGCACTGCCACAGTCATCAAGCGTGACGGTGTAGAGATTAGCCGATCCTTCTCACGCCATGTAGTTGCACCAGATGCAGACATCACAGGTGAAAGCACTGAGGTGCAAGCCATTTGTGCAGCGGTTCACACTCAAGCGGTCAAGGATGCTTACGCCGCACACTTAGCAGCACAGGAGGTATAAGATGGCTATTACTTACACTTGGACTATTCCAACATTGGAACACGAAATCGCTGACGGTGGCGTTTATGTAGCCCACTGGAGATGCACAGGCGTTGATGACGATGGCAACACAGCATCATCTTATGGCACTTGTGGCCTAACCTACGATGCCTCTGCTGCTGACTTCACGCCGTATGACGATATTACTGAGGCTCAAGCTCAAGGCTGGGTCTGGGGTCATGTATCCCAAGAGGATACTGAAGCTGCCATAGCGTCAAAAATCGACGCAATGGTAAATCCAACGTCTGCTGACGGAGTTCCGTGGGCAGCATAACCTGAAAGGAGATCAACGTGACTGAAGACAAAAAGGTCATTACGATTGACGATGTGGAATACACCGAAGATCAACTAAGCGACACTGCAAAGATGTGCATAAATCACATCAACTCGCTAGACCAGAAGATCGGCTCTGCGCAGTTTAACTTGGTGCAGCTTCAGATGGGCAGGCAGGGCTTCATGGCCGAGCTGAAAGCTGCCCTTGAGCCTGACGCGGAATAGCCGCGCAGCACAACGAAAACGCTAGGGGCAGCAAAACGCTGCCCTTTTGCGCATCAAATGGTCATGTGTTACACTGCGGCAAGCGCGCAACACCAACGAGGCAACGATGGCTCTGATTAGATTAGACGTACCCGCTGGGGTTTACCGCAACGGCACCGACTTGCAGAGCATGGGCCGCTGGCGCGATGCCAGCTTGATCCGTTGGATCGACGGCACGATGCAGCCGGTCAAGGGTTGGCGTAAGAGATCTGACACGGCAACCGCTGCGATCACGCGCGGCATGACAACGTGGATCGACAACAGCAGCGACCGCTGGATTGCTGCCGGCACATATAACAAGCTTTACGTCTACAACAGCGCGGGCAACCAATTTGACATCACGCCGAGCGGCCTGACCGCTGGCCGCGAAGACGCTATAGCGTTTACTGGATACGGCGGCGGTTTATTCGGCAGCTACGCATACGGCGTTGCGCGGCCAGACACTGTACGCATCCAGCCAGCGACCGCTTGGGCGTTGCAGCCGTGGGGCGAATACTTGCTGGCCAATAACGAAGACGACGGCAAGGTTTATGAATGGCAGCTTAACACCGGCACGATTGCTGCGCAGGTTGCCAACGCGCCAGTCAATAACCGCAGCATTGTTGTCACGGCAGAGCGCTTTTTGATGTGTCTCGGCGCAGGCGGCAATCCACGCCTTGTTCAGTGGTCTGACCGCGAAGACAACACGACTTGGACGCCTGCCGCGACAAACGAGGCTGGCGATCTTGAGTTGCAGACGAGCGGGCAGATTATGGCTGGCGTGAATGTTCGCGGGCAGACGCTTATCCTAACAACGACAGACGCGCATGTGGCCAACTATATTGGCCCGCCATATGTGTACGGCATTGAGCGCGTTGGCGCAGCCTGCGGGCTTGCGGCTAATCTTGCATATGCCAAGGTTGACGCTGGGTGCTTCTGGATGGGCGTGCATGCGTTTTACGCCTACACCGGCGGCGGCGTGCAAGAGATCCAGAGCGACGTGTCTGACTACGTGTTTAACGACATCAACCGCGCGCAAATCAGCAAGGCGTTTGCCATGTCAAATGGCGACTTTGGCGAGATATGGTGGTTCTACCCGTCCAGCTCATCAAACGAAAACAACAGATACGCCGTGTATAATTACGTCGAGAATACGTGGTCTATTGGCGAGCTGGCGCGCACGGCAGGATCTGACTCCGGCACATTCAGGCAGCCGATGATGTTTGATCCGTCAGACAAGAAGATATACGAGCATGAGATCGGGTTCGAGTATGGCGGCCTGACGCCGTTCGCGGAAACTGGCCCGATTATGCTTGGCACTGGCGATAACGTCATTAGCGTGACGGAGATGATCCCAGACGAAAAAACGCAAGGCGATGTCAGCGCTACGTTTAAGACGCGTTTCTATCCAAACGGCACCGAGAGATCATACGGGCCGTTTAGCATGGCCAACCCAACCAGCATGCGCTTCACTGGCCGTCAGGTGCGGATGCGCGTTGACGGGGCAAGGCTTGCCGACTGGCGCGTTGGCATAAACCGACTGGACACTGTTGCGGGTGGACGTAGATGACGCAGCAGTACCGCGCACCAGAGCCGCAGGGCGATGACTGGAAGTCATGGGCGCGGCGCATGATGCTCTATCTTGGTCAGACGCGATCACCGCTTGTGCAGCAGACGGGCGGCGAAAGCGCAGCAGAAGATGGCGTGCTGATGTGGGATCGCACAAACTTGTATCCCGTTGTCAGCAAAAACGGCGAGTGGCGGCAGATCGTGCTGGAAGATGGCCACGCTGATTTCATCCTGACGTCAGACGTCACGCCTGTTGCCGCCAACACGGCGTACAAGCTCACATATGACGCGCCCACAGGCAATGACGGCATCACGCAAGGCACGCCAGCGTCGCGCATCGTGTTCGAGGAGGCGGGCCAATATGTTGTATCGTTCTCGGCGCAAATATCATCAACGTCAGCCAGCACTGTTCACTTCTATTTTTGGCCCAGCGTAAACGGCACAAACGTGGCAGACAGCTGCATGACCACTGCGCTGCACCAGAATAACGCCACGCTGGTCACGTCGCGCACGCAGATATTCACTGTTGCGGCGAATGACTACTTGGAAGTGAATTACATGATCGACAGCACAAGCGGCTTTCTGAATTACACCGCAGCGTCTTCGCCGGTGCCAGCGATACCCGCGTCAACCTTAGCAATTACGAGGCTTCATGGATAAAGAGCTGGAGAGATGCCGTGACTGGATTGAGGCTGCCTTGGAGTATTCCGGCGGCACGCATGACTTCATCGACGTGGCCGAAGGTATATACAAAGGAACGATGCAGCTCTGGCCCACGCCGAGGGGGTGCATAGTGACCGAAATAGTGGTATATCCGAGAAAGAAAGTTTTAAACGTGTTTCTTGGCGGCGGCGAGTTGGATCAGATTTTAGAAATGCATGAAGATGTGATAGCATGGGCAAAAGCGCAAGGATGCTCTGCGTTGACCATGACGGGCCGGTTTGGCTGGAAGAAACCACTGAAGGCGCATGGCTGGGTGCCACTGCACGCCTCATATGTGAAGGAGTTTGAATAATGTCAGGTGGCAAGGGCGGGTCAACAACGTCATCAGTTACGATCCCAGAATACATTGAAGAGGCTGCGCGCCGTAACTTGGCAAAGGCCGAAGGCATTAGCCAGATTGGCTATGTGCCGTATTTCGGGCC